TTCACCGCTTTCAACCCATGTTTCACCCAGCAGGGTGTTGCGCGCGGCGCGCTGCATATCTTCAGAGCCCTGGGCGGCCAGCCAATCCCGTGCGATCTGCTCCCAGCTTTTCCAGCCGATCGGCGAATACAGCGCCGAGATGTGGAAGCCGATTGAGGTGGGATCGGCGGAAGTGGCCATCGCGCGCCATTCGCCCGCCGCCAGCATTGCCGTCTTGTGATGCTCAGCAATCGGGGCTTCGCAACCGGCGCAATGATAGACGGCTGTTTCCGGCTGACCCTTCGCCCAGCGCAAACGTTCGAACTCCAACCATTGCATGTGGCTGCAATGCGGACAGGGCACGAAATACCGCCTTTGATCGGACGCCTCATATTCCCGCTCAATCCGCGATAGCCCCCTGATCGTCGGGGTTGAGACCATGAACACCTTGCGCCGGTGCGCAAACGTTGTGGTTCTGGCCTCGGCCAGAGAAACCGGATCACCTTCTTCATCTGCCGAGGCAGGATAGGCATCCACCTCATCGAGAAAGATGTACCGCGCGGGCATGGAGCGCAGACCGGTGGCCGAGTTCACCCCAGTCAGCACCAGAATGCCGCCCGGGAACTCCTTGGACAGCATCGAATTGCCAGCGTCCCTTGAGCGCGCTGGTTTGACCCGCTCGCGTAGGGCGGCACTTTCTTCAATCAGCGGATCAAGGCGACCGCGTGAGGACCGTTTGGCCATTTCCACTGTTGGCAGTACCGCCAGCATTGGCCCCGGTGCGTGATGGATCACAAAGCCGATCCAGTTATTGCCTGCCTCGGTTGCCCCGACCTGTGCCGCTTTCATGAAGGTAATGCGCTGTGCCGGGTGGCTGGGCGACAGCGCATCCATGATTTCGCGCAGATACGGTGTGCGATCGGTGCGATAGCGCCCAGGTTCAGCCGAGGCCCGCGAGGACAACCAGCGATGCTGATCTGCCCATTGTGAAACTGTCAGGTCAGGGTCAGGACGTATTCCCCGCCGCCAGGACCGCAGGATGTCTTCGGCCCCGTCAAAACTCAGATCAAGATCAGCATCCAGATTATTCTCATCCAAGCGAGACCCGGAGATCGGCGAGGGCGTCGAGTTGTTCGCGGACATGGGCTTCCAGCACCCTCTGGATAATCGCGATCTCAATCATCACCGACGCCCCCGTTGCCGTTTCCACCTCTGCCGCAACCTGCGCTGCCATCAGGGCTGCAACGCGGGCGGGCCACGTCACCCAGACATCGCGTTCCTGGCGCGCCAGCCGGAACACCAGGGTTTCGGCCCGGGCGCGATCGACCAGCGTGCCTTTCTTCTTCTGGATGGCCAGCTGGCGTTCCTGCGCCTGATAGACCGTCAGGGCGGTGCGGGCCTTGAGATAGGACGTGCTGTCGGCGGGGCTGGAAAGGCCCGTCTCACCACCCACCGACCGGCGCTGCTGATCAGGATCGGTCATTCCGGTGCGTCGTGCATCCGAGGCGGCCGCATCAATTGAGCCATCGCCGTAGAGCACCATGCGCCCGGTCTGCTTTGCCTTCTGGATCGCCCCGCGCGACAAGCCGGAATGGGTGGAATACTCTCGCTCGCTCATTCCTTCCATGATCACTCCAGAGAACATCTAAAGCAATGATATTGCTTGTTATTCAGTTGATTAAGATTCCGAATAGAGCGATTCTGATCGCACCAAACGATGCCCCAACCACGGAGGCCTGAATGGCTGATCTTACCAATACCCAAACCCGTATCCTCTCCGCCAGTGCCCAGCGCCCTGGCAATCTCGCAATGCCGCTACCCAAAGGCCTGCACGGAGCCGCTGCTCAGAAGGTCGTCGGCATGCTGATACTGCGCGGGCTCGTTGAGGAGGTCGACGCCAACATCTGCAAGGCTGAACCGCTCTGGCGCGAAACTGGCGATGGGCACGGCACCACGCTGGTTGTGACCGAGGCGGGGCTTGCCGCCATCGGGATCGAGCCGGTGGATGAGCAAACGAAGAAGTCTCTCCGAAAGGCGGAGAAAACATCCAAATCGGCCACCGCGCCCAAAACCCCGCGCGCAGGTACCAAACAAGCCCAGCTGATCACGATGCTTCGGACGCGTGACGGTGCCAGCATCAACGAGATAGCAGCCGCGACCGGCTGGCAGGCCCACACGATACGTGGAGCGATCTCCGGGGCGCTGAAAAAGAAGCTGGGGCTGGATGTTATTTCGGAAAAGACCGACGGGCGTGGCCGAATTTACCGAATTCTCTCCTGAACACCACCGGGCTTTGACGGCTCTGCCCTGCCGGGGCGGCGGTTTCCCTTTCGGCCTTGCGAGCTCTGATTGCCTCGAACAGACGCCGCAGCGCGAATGACCTGACAATACTGATGAGGGTGAACGCGGTCGCAAGTTTCAGGTTCTGGGTCAGCGACATGTGCAGACCAAACCATGGAAGCACCAGCATTTGCGTTGCGATGGCGACGCCATAACCGACAATCATATTGGCAATGGCTTCGACCAGCGACATGGTGCGGGACTGTTTCAAACTGCCGACCTCTCGGCCTTCATGTTTGAGAATGTCCCGCCGGTCTCTGCCAGCATAGCTACCTCGCCGGTGAACTGCTGCCATCTTTCAATCGCCACATCGACATAGGCCGGGTCCAGTTCGATCCCGAGGCACACCCGTCCGGTGGTTTCCGCCGCAATCAGCGTGGTGCCAGACCCCATGAACGGCTCGTATATCGCCTGACCCGGGCTGGAATTGTTCAGGATCGGGCGGCGCATGCATTCCACCGGCTTTTGCGTTCCGTGAACCGTGTTGGCATCCTGATCCTTGTTGGCAATCTGCCACAGCGTTGTCTGCTTGCGGTCTCCGGCCCAGTGGCCCTTGCCGGTCTTTTTAACAGCGTACCAGCAGGGCTCATGCTGCCAGTGATAATCACCCCGGCTGAGAACCAGGCGATCCTTTGCCCAGATGATTTGCGAGCGGACATTGAACCCCACTGCCACAAGGCTCTCGGCAACAGTGGCCGCGTGCAACGCGCCATGCCAGACATAGGCAACGTCGCCGGGGAACAGGGCCCAGGCCTCGCGCCAGTCTGCGCGATTATCGTTCAGCACCTTGCCAGTGCGTTTGGTTTTGGCAGCACCCGCCTGATTGCGCCAGCCCGGGTCATACTCCACGCCATACGGAGGATCGGTGACCATCAGCAGCGGTTTCACGGTGCCAAGCAGCCGCCCGACATCTGTGGCAACGGTCGCGTCGCCACAAAGCAACCGGTGATTTCCCAACACCCAGAGGTCACCAGGGAGGCTGACCGCATCTTCTGGGATTTCCGGGATATCGTCTTCACCCTCAATCGCGCCGTCGCCAACGTTAGGGTTCTGAAGCAAAGTATCCAGATCCCTGTCCGAAATCCCAAGCAGCGCCAGGTCGAAATCCTCGGCCAGCAAACCGGCGATTTCGTCCCGCAGGACTGCTTCGTCCCAATCGCCCATCTCGGTCAGCTTGTTGTCTGCGATCCGATAGGCGCGCCGCTCAGCGTCATCGAGATGGCCAAGCCGGATCACAGGCACCTCCTTCAGCCCCAGCATCGTCGCGGCCAGCACCCGACCATGGCCTGCGATCAGTTCGCCGTCATCGGCCACCATGCATGGCACCGTCCAGCCGAACTTCGCCATGCTGGCGGCGATCTTGGCTACCTGATCGTCGCCGTGCATCTTGGCATTGCGGGCATAGGAGCGCAGTTTTTCGATCGGCCAGGTCTCAATCTCGCTTGGCGCGAATACCAAATCCATGAAGATCCTCGATGTGTGGGGATGCAGACGCCAAAGCTGCGCGCCGGGGATTACCGGCGCGGCTGGGTCTGATCTGAATTGTCGGAGACTGGAAAAGTAAAACGCCCGAGAGGGTTTCCTCCGGGCGCTCTCCTTCGATGATCAAGGTATGAGTCAAGAGGGGCAGACCTGTCAACAGAAAATCTGAGGGTGGCCCGCGCAGTCGTTGACCTGGCTCCCGGGGTGGCTTCCTCTTGGCTGGTTTTGGCCGGGGTGGATTCTTGAGTGGTTTAGTCAAGAATCCACCCCTGACGGGACGTGCCAACTCGTAACCAACTGGTTTATAGCACTAATAAATACCTGACTGTTTTACGTGGCCTCTAGGTGGATTCCCCCACAAAATCCACTTACGCTAGCGAAATCCCGCGCCTAGCCCCCCCGTATACGTTTAGGCCCCGGGAGGAACCATGGGTGGGGGCCAGCGGACCTTTGCATTGATCCACGTCGATACCTCAGGTGTGGGACAAT